GCCCGAAGCCAGACTTGAACTGGCACGCCTCGAAAGGCGAGGGATTTTAAATCCCATAATAAGCATTTTAAAAACAACAATTTACTTTAATTTTAATGCGTTGCAAGAGTAAATAAGAGTATATAAAGGTAAATATAAAATGACGTCGCCAGTTAATCGCCACTAAAAAATAGGAAAAGTACAAGGGATTCTTTAAAAATGAATCCCTTTACTGTGCGGGATTGAAAAGAGGATTGAATTTAACCGCACTTTCTAAATGCGATGGGGCGAAGTGCGCATAACGCATTGTCATTTCAATGGTTGAGTGTCCTAGAATTTCTTTCAACACTAAAATATTCCCGCCGTTCATCATAAAATGACTGGCGAAAGTGTGACGTAACACGTGGGTAAGTTGTCCTTTCGGTAATTCAATTTCTGCACGAGTAACGGCATTTTCAAATGATTCGTAAGCATCACTGAATAATCTGCCACGCTTTTTCGGTAGCATATCGAACAATTCTTTACTGATCGGCACTGTGCGGTTTTTCTTTGATTTTGTATTTGTAAAGGTGATTTTATATGGCATAACTTGTGATTGGGTCAGCGTTTCTGCCTCACTCCAACGTGCACCAGTTGCCAAACAAATCCGCACAATCAAGCCCAAATCAGGGTTGCGGGAGTTATCGCACTCAGCTAATAAACGGTAAATATCCCGCTCATATAAAAATGCTAATTCTGTTTCTCGTTCTTTAAATAAGCGTACACCATCAAGGGGATTTTCAGCCGTCCACTTGCGCAATGATTTCAGTTCGTTAAACACTGCTCGCAAGTAAGCATGTTCACGGTTTACCGTGGCTTCTTTCGGGGGATTATTTTTGTTTACAGAAAATTCCCCATCAAGGCGGCGTTTGCGGTAGTCGGCAAAGATTTCTGCATTAAATTCATTCGCGGGCGGGTCGCCCAAGTTTGCGCATAAGTTTTTCAATTTGGCTAAACGTGCCTCACCATCAGACAGCGTTTTGCCATGCACGTCAAACCATTCTTGCACGTAAAAACTTAGCGCGGGCAAATCGTTTGATTCTAAAACTTGTACAGAATCAACCGCAGTTGTCGTTTGTTCTTTGGCTTGATTGTAAAAACGTAGCGCATCGCCTTTAGTTAAAAACCACTTACGCGACCGCTTGCCGTTTACATAAACTTCCGCAAGCCATTTTCCGTTTTTTGTGTCTTTACGAACTGCCATCTTTACCTAAAATAATTTGTTCACAATCTGAACCTAACTCAATTAATTTACCAAAAATGCTAGTCAGATTTCCTTTATCTTTTTCTTTTTCCTTAAATAATTTATTAAGCTCCACGTCAAAATCATCAATTTTTTTTACTAAAATTTCGCTTAAGCTAGAGTCAAAAAATTTTAATGATTTAAAACCAATATCAATAATTGACATATGACGAAGTATTTCTACTTTGCTTTCAGGTAAAGAATCTAAATATTTTTGAGGATTATCGTTATAAATAAAACATACTCTTCCAAAATCAATAAGGTCATCCAGTAGTTTTTTCTTTAAATCCGGTGCTTTTTGTTGTTTCCAAGATTGAGCAACACGCCAAGCAACATAAACACCTATTACTGTGCTTATAGCTAAAATCCAATCCGTGATTTTAGCCCCTTTAAACTCACTAAACGAAAAAATAAACGCAACACAAGCCACTGCAAACACAATCACAAATGGATAAACAAAAAGCCAAAAAAGAAAGTCTCTTATTGTTGCTTTTGATTCGTCATTTAAAAGTTTTTTCAACATTTAATTTACCGTTTTCTACACCCGTCGCGAATTTCACGCATTTCTTTTGCATTAAGCGCAACACTTTGCGGGCGCACGGTATAAAGACTATTTGATGATGTGTCATAGAGTTGGCCATCAATAACAAACGTGAATGTTTTATCTTTGATAAACACGTCTAAATTCACGTAAGTATCAAATTTTGATTCGCTGATCATATATTGTTTAGTTACGCCATTATGATATTCAAGCGAAATATCATAAACACTCTTACCCTTTGTTGATGTTTTACTGCTCTTTTTGTCGAAAATGGAACATTGCGCAGTAAATGAAAAGAAATCATTTTGAGCCTTTCCAAAAGAAAAACTAAACGCAGGTTTATCATTCATTGAATAATCATCTGCGATAATGTTCATCGGTTGATAATCACCAGATTCAATCGTGCCGGCAAGAATAGATGAGGAAAATAGTAGACAGGTCAAGCCGATTAATTTTTTCATCACATTTTTTCCATTTTAAGAATCACCTTCCCGACCACGTCAATATCACTCAATTCACATTCAAAACTGAATTTACCGCCGTCTACACGGATTTTCCCTGCAGGTAGCACGGTGATATAACGGATAAGATGGGAGTTTTCGACGATGACGAAGTATTCGCCATCCACTAAATTGCCGTAATCACTAGTCGCAAAATAGGTGTGATTGTCTTCATCAATACAAAACACTTTGTCATAACTTTCACGGCTGTCTAAATTCGGTAAATATGGCAAAAGAAAGGGTTTATTTTCTATTATGAAAGATTTTCCATTTTCTAGGCGAATTGCATTAAAATATTTCAAGTCATCTGATTTATCAAAAATCGGCTCTTCTCCAAAGGCGACATAGTTCAACCTAGCCCCCGTTTCAGAGACACAACGAATCACCAATTCAGCAGGAAAAAAACCACGTTTAGCCCAAGTTCCAAAGGTACTGTGAGGCATTCCAAGATGCTCTGCTAATAATCTTCTATTTGCAAAACCATATGCTTCCATGATGCGAGATATTACGTCCTTGCCACCAATAAATTCTTTCATTTTAGTAAATTGACCTAAAAATTTATATTGACAGGGTCAAATGACCCAGAGTATATTTAAAGGGTCAAATGACCCAATAACCTTATATGTCCTTATTTAAACATCAAGGAGTTTAGACAATGACCAGTCAAAATGCAATATGTGTGAATGTACAGGTGTCAGCACCTTACGTGACCATGAAGAAATATTCCGAGCTTACTGGACTCTCTTTAAGCAAAGTGAAAGCACTTAGAGCAGAAGGGAAATTACCCGTACTTGAAAAAGACTCACCACGTGGCTCAGTCCTGATTAACATGATTTCGTTAGTTAAAGAGGCGGCTGCGCGCTCATAAAAAAACCGCACTAAAAAAGTGCGGTCAGTTTCCGAGAGATTTTAGTTAGAAGGGGAAGACAATGACTAAAACATCAACATTTAAATTCTTTGTTCAAGAAAAAGTCGAAAAAGGCGAAATCACCATTGAACAAACCAAAGAAATTACGGCTGTAATTAAACAATCTAGTTCCGTTTCGCCAAACGCTCAACAAAAGGCACAAGCACATCAAGCAATTCGGGCGATTTTTGAGACGTTGAATCAATCAGCATGTGAAGCTCGTTCTCCACATCATCAAGCAAATCAGGGTGGCGAGAAAGTCCACGCAACAAGCAACCCATCACGCGTTCTTGAAGTGCCAGTTGTAAATGCTGCTGATGAATCTGTGCTTGCATATCTTCAATTGTTTTTTCAATCAGATCGTTCGCCATGTGAAATCCTTAAATTAAGTAACCGTTTATTTATTTTAGGGCAAGCATACAACAAAAAAAGCAAATAAAAAAGCGAGGGTGCAGCAATGTATGTGTCTGAAAACGAAAGTGCGGTAGAAAAATGGCACCGAGAAAATGACATCCCTATGTCGAAAGCAAGAAATGGCGAAGAAACCTTGCATGAAATGGGCTTGAGTAAATATCCCACTGAACGCGCTTTTAATCATCTTTCCGATGAGCAAAAAGGCATGTTAAAAGCGTTAGCAGATATTGAACCATTTGAAGATTACATCTTGCCCGATCTGACTGGCGATAAGTTATGGCATTACAACGAAAAAGGGATTGATAAATTAACCAAAGCCTTTCACGCCATGTCAGCACTTCGCACGCCTTTTCCGCGCGCTTTAACCCGTCGTGATTTTTACAATATCGACCCACACACAAGGGGGCAATAATGGAAAATAAACCAAGTACTGAAAACTGCTTAAAAGCGGCTAAAAAGTGGCGAAACAAATATTGGATTTATCGCACAAAATGGGAGTTGTTTAAAAGACAACAAAATGAAATTGCTGCAAGTGCCATCTATCACAAGATGGTAATTGCATTAGATAACGTAGGGTATTTAACCAAGAAAGCCGAAGAACTGGCTCATTAAGGAGATTTTATTATGCAAGAACATTTTATCGAATTATCAAATCGCTACAGCATTAAGTTAAGCGAAACAGAGAAGTACATTATTTACAAAATTGAACTACAAGAAAATGGCACTTATGAACGAGTTGGCGGGAAAGTTTGTAAAGACTTATTCAAGGTGGTTGATACGCTCATTCTTTGTGAATTGATGGGGGATGATATAAATGCGCTATCTGACGTCGCTAAAAAATTAGAAGAAATCTACGCAGAAGTAAAACGCATCACAGAAATTCAAGCCACTTATGCGCAGGCATAAACACTTTTTTTATCTATCATCATTAGTTCTGTTCATCTAAATTTTATTTAGATGAATTTAAATCATAAAAAGTTAAAAGTGAATACGAAAATGTGGGAACAGCAACGCGACAACACCGTCACCGCCAAAAATGCACACATGGCGGTGGTTGCCTGTGAACGCCATCAAGCGGCAGAGAATGGTCATAAATTTGACCGCACTTTTCTGCCTCTTGATGAAAGCTGTTACACACCACTGCAGTTGGAGTTGTTTGCCACTAATCCAGCTGATTTTGAGTTTATCGAACAAAAACTTGAAAACCTACCACGCCAACGTCAGCGCGAATATTTCCGTAAACTTTACATTAAGGCCTATCGTTCTGTTAAAGATGATGGGTCGATTGCGTTTTCTCTAGGAAATAAACAACGCCGATACGCCAATGATTATTTACGCGATGTATTAGATGTACGCTTACAAAAAGTCTTTTCACAGTACAACGTGGATGTGGATTTTTTGCATGCATTCATCAGCACCCCTCAATGGTTACTATCTGTTAAAGATGAGATGCAACAGTCCGTGCAATTTTCTACTTTGCCAACCCGTGAAGAGTTAGCAAAACACTACAATAATCTGCATTACAGCGGTTTCCACTTTAAGCTTTACAACACTAAAAAACAGCAGCAATTGCCTTTTTATCTAATCACTGAAAGTAAATTGAAAAAGATGGCGTATCAAATTGCTACAGCATTTACTCAATTTCAATTTGATTGCACACACTTTTTAAAAAATGGCATGAATACTGACGATGAATCAGATATTCAAGGTTATTTTTTTAAACTTTATGAATGGTGTGGCGAAGTTGCGATGTTTATTGGGTTGCCTATCCCTCATTGGGAGAAAAAAGAGCAAGCCAAGAATATCAAGTCAGAACATATTGAAAGCACACTAATTAGACTTACCTGCGAAAAATGGTGGTTTAAACAAATGCGCACCACTCAAAGAAGAATGGTCGAACATATCGCCATTGCTTGTGGCGAGGTGCGCGCCAATGCTGCCAGTTATATTTCTAACCAAAGTTTCCAGGAGTGGCAACTCCAACAACGCAAGAATCACGATTACTTGCGCGCCATGATCATTGAAAACATTGACAATCCCGAAGAACAGGTCGAACTTTTCGATATGTTTTTAAAATCATCCTCTAACCCCGCATTACGTCGTAATGAAATGATGGTGCGCTTGCGTGGCTTGGAAGAGTGGGCAGAAGAAAATACCAATGAAGCCTTATTTTTAACCCTTACTGCGCCATCATCTTTCCATGCTGGCAACAACAATAAAAAATGGTCGGGAGTTAATCCACGAGATACGCAAAACTATCTAAACAAAGTATGGCAACAGTTCCGTGCTTTATTAGCGAAACGTGATATTAAATTTTATGGTATGCGAGTAGCTGAGCCGCATAAAGACGGTACGCCACACTGGCATGCATTAGCTTACGTGCCAGCAGAACACAAAGAAGAAGTCATCCGATTATTTAAACAAAAAGCCCTAGAGTTAGACGGCAATGAAAAAGGCGCAGCAGAACACCGTTGCAAGGTGGAAGAATGCGATAAAACAAAAGGTAGCGCAACGGCTTACATTGCCAAATACATTGCTAAAAATATTGATGGTTTCGCCCTTTCGGGCGAAGTATCAGACGAAGACCCGACACTAAGCCTACATGACAACGCATTGCGAGTTCGTGCATGGGCGAGCCGTTGGGGCATTCGTCAGTTCCAATTCTACGGTGGCGCATCAATTTCTGTTTGGCGTGAATTGCGCCGATTAATCAGCGGTCAAGCCGATGATGAAATTATCAATAAAGCCCAAGCAGCCGCAGGCATCGCGAATGACTATGCGGCATATATGGAAATTCAAGGTGGTGCGCTTGCTAAACGTACTGATCAACCCATCAAGCTCGATTATGAAACTAAACCTGCTAATAAATATGGCGAACAACGCAAAGCCATTATTGGTTTAGCGAATAGATTCAGCCTAAAACAAGTCATTTCACGCACCAAAAAATGGCAAATTAAAAAACGCCCACAAGATTTTGCGCAACGCACGGAATCTATGGTTGAGCGTAGCTCAACCGCTAACAATAGCGCACGCAGTGCGCCTTGGACTTGTGTCAGTAACTGTAACCGCTCAATTATTGAGCAAAAGATCAAATTACTGACACAATCGATCTGCGCACCACTTAGCGCACAAAAATTAGACTATTTATTCAAGTACAAACGGCTAACCATAGATAAATATACAGCCTTAACACTCACCGAAAACGATGTGCAGTTAGTGAAACGGAATCAAAATATGATGACGTCGCTTTCCCCTGTGCCGAGAAACCTTCAAAAGCTCAAAGATTTTCATAAAAACCAACGTATTCAATAGGAGAAAACCAAATGAATAAAAGAAAACAGAAACAAATCAGCCGAATCTTAGCGGCAAAACGGGCGGAAAAGTGCGGTCAAATTGATTTTGATTCGGAGATTCAATATTTAAAAGATTATGTGGAAGAACTTTATATTGTATTTGGTAAAGTTAAACACAGCCTAAAAATTCAATGTGACATAAATAACTATTTTTCTAAAATTATTAACCGTTTAGAAGATGATGTTATAAAACATAAAAAAGAAAAAATTGATAGTTTATTGCTAGGGCTTGCCAGTGGAATGATTGGCGGGATTATTGGGATGTTTATGTGGGTATTGTGTATTCTTTAGCCTAAGGATATTTATGGAAGAAATACAATTAATTGATGGTAAGCGATATGTAGTGCTTGAATGTGAATTTGCTAGAGAATGGCAAATTGGGCGCGCAAGCCGAGAAACCGTGACGTATAGCGAGGCGGAAGAAATTGCGAACTATTATAGAAAATTTTTAAAAATTCCACCGGAAAGAATTCTAATTGTGGAAGTGCCGAATGTAATTAAACATAAGGGATAATTTATGAATAAATCTAACACAAAAAAATCAGATAAAGACTTATGGGCTACACCTTGGTGGGTTTTTCATTATGCAGAACAGTATTTCAATATCAAATTTGATTTAGATGCGTGCGCTATGGAGCACAACACAAAAGTGAAAAAATTTATCAGCCCAGAACAAGACACGCTAACAGCAGATTGGAAAGGGCGTTACTGTTGGATGAATCCGCCTTATAGTAACCCATTGCCGTTTGTCTTACGTGCTATTCAGCAAAGTGTGCTACATAACAAAACGGTGGTGATGCTGCTCAATGTGGACGGCTCAACAAAATGGTTCGATATGTGTGTGCGTAATGCAAAAGAAATCGTCTATATCACCAATTCACGTATCCCTTTCATCAACAACGAAACAGGCGAAGAGACCGACCAAAACAACAAACCGCAAATGCTGGTACTCTTTGAGCCTAAAGCCCCTTATGGCAGTTTGAAATCTTCTTATGTGTCATTGCATACGATGAAAGAAATGGGTATTATTGAAAAATAGTCGTTATAATCATAATAAGGATGAATAAATGGATAATTCAGATTTTATTTTTGATTTATTAACAAAAAGTTTAGAAAAATCAAGTTTAACCGAAGATGAAAAGAAATCATGGGTTTTCACATTCAAGGCGGCTCCACAAAATGAACTTGAAAGTATTATCTGCAATGCTTTAAGAAAAGAAATAGAATCTGCAAATGAAATTGTGAAAAAAATACCAAATTTAGTAGTTAGATTAACTAATAGCAACAAGGCTTAGCATTGTTGCTATTTTTAGCTAAATCTGCTGGCAACTGCAATAAAATGCGACGTGCTACACCGCTTTCAAGCAGTTTTTTGGTATGAGCTATTTCTAAAAAAATTCAAAAAAAACCGCTATTTCTAGCGGCTTTCCTCTTTTAATAATTTAATCAAATTGTCTTTGTCTTCTTGTGATAACTGGCTCAACGTCAATTTGAGTAAATTCTCTTTTGTCAGTTTACTACTCCTTGTTGTGTGTCCAAATTCCATATTCATCACGAAGCGATGACCGCACTGGGGATTTTTGCAAGCACAATAATAACGTGTGAATTCACTGTGTATGCGTTCAGCTCTTTCAATTACTGATTTTGCATTGCAAACAGTGCAATAAATATCTGTTGTTCTTGCCATTTTCCCCAAAAGCCACAAAATTAATATGTGATCATTATTATATATAACACTGGCATTTTGTATAGTCTTTGAACGTAAATTTATTTGCTAAAATTTTGCTCACGGAACTTGATTTTTAACAAAGTTTTTATTTCAGGATCACTGTTGATAGTTTCCGCTATAATCTCCTGCAGTGGCATGACTTCATCGTAGTGATAGACTTCACGATATTTTAAGGGGTCACCTAATCCTGCCGTATTTGTTGGAATGATGCCGCTTAAACCTGCAGGGAATCTGTGTGCGGTTAAAACGTCTTGCGCAGATATGTTTTTTATATTAGCAAATTCATCTTTTGTGCCGGTATCGCCAATCGGAATCACTTTTAACCCGTCAGGATGACCGTTAGCAATATTCACAAACATGGATCGGAAATTTCCTACGCCTTTAGATTCACTGATCTTTCTTGCGATCTCTTCTTCCATTTCTTCGGTTAAGTCGGGATCCGTGGAGTACAAAATAAAGCCCATATGAGCCCCGTTGCTGAAATAGCGACGGCGAAATACAGTAGCATCAGAGTTTAATAGTGCAGATTGGATACCGCCTACATAATCTGGCGATCCATAAACCTGCTGCATGGGATCGTAAAGTTTAATGAATATAATATCTTTCGCATCATAGCTATAGATTTCTTGTGCGGTATCATAAAGCGATTTTTTCATCAAATACGAATAGCCGCCGTCCTTGCGTACACGTAAATAAAGGCTGGAAAGAGGCACTAAACGCACAACTTGACCAAAACCATTACGAACTTTTAAAAGCCCCACATCTCCAAATTGAATTAAGTTTAGGCAAAGTGCGCGCATATCCATACGAGATAACGCTTTTCCGCCTTCGTAGAGTGCGCTTACCATGTTGGCTCGACTATGCAGAATTCCGCCATGTTGTGCGTTTTGGTGTGGTAGTTTTGCCAGTGCGTGACGATTCACTGGGGGCAAATAGCAGTTGTAATTTTCGTCAAAGCCAATACCGACATAATCTAACGCGGGTGAGGCAGTTATCTCACTTAATGAAAAAGTGCGGTCATTAATAGGCGCAATCACAATGCCTTTTTTACTGTCTTTTTTTACATTAGTTTCCACTTAATACACTCCATCCGCGACGTTTGCGCGGTTTATCATTTAAAGATTTTTTATTAATGGCATTACAAATTGCGAAAAACACATCGGCGTGCTGTGTTTTTACGGTGCGTTCAGCCGTGAACGTCATCGTATTGCCAGATTTGGTTGATTGGTGCTTAATCATTAAAAAACTAGGCACAATATCCAATTCTTTTTCGCTCCACTCAATTTGCCCATGCTCAACTAAATCATGCACTTTCAGCACCATACCTGTTTTGCTTTCGGGGTTGTAAATAATCGCCGTGGCGGCACGGCGTGCAAACTCTTTCACCAGTTCATAAACCCCATAACCCACGCCCGTCGCATCAATGCCGATGTAAGTCATATTGTATTTTTCATAAAGTGCACGAATTTGGTTCGCTTGATACACATAAGATAGCCCATGCCATTGATGCCGTTCGAGCAAGCGATATTTTTCACCGGGTAACGCAGGCGGGGCAATAATCACAAAACTTGCGCCATCGCCACTGTGTGCAGGATCGAATCCGCCCCATACTTCACGATCGCCAAATGGGCGTTCAGATTTCGGGTTAAAATCTTTCCATTTCGTAACATCTACACCACATTTTAAAAGTTGCTGAACGGTAAAAATCGAATCCGCATCATCAATCCAAACGCACATATAAAGCTGGTTGAACGCGTATTTGCTATAGCGCTGTTTCAGTTTTTCAATATTAAATAACGTATCAGCACCGCCTTTTAGTGCATCTTCAATCGTCACCACATAACGCCACTGACCATCGGGGCAAAGTCGCCCACCGTCACGCAATTCTGCAAAAGTTGGGAATGGCACGTTTTTGCGTTTAGGGTCGCCATCGCGCCAGTTGTCGCCACTCCAAAAAGAATAGGATTCATGAAATTTTGAAGAGGGCGTACTGAAATAGGTTTCACGCCATTTTTCATGCGTTGCCATGGCTGATGCCACGTCATTGAATCGCTGAAAGTCACGAATCCACGCATATTCATCGCCGTACACGTGGCCACTATTCCCTTGCGACGTATTTTTGTTAGTCGATAAAAAATGCAGTTCCGCGCCATTGCTTAAAATAATTGGGTTGCCAGTTAGTTCAACACCGAAATATTCCCTCGCCATCTTCACAATGTAATTTTTAAAGATTTCTGCTTGTCGCTTACTAGCTGATAAGAATATTTGATTGTCACCGCTGAAAATCGCATCTTCCAACGCCTCAAAACTGAAATAATAAGTTGCCCCAATTTGGCGCGATTTCAGAATATTGCGCACATCGTGGTGCTTGTTGGCGCGGATGTGTTTTTGATAATAAAACAACGAATCAATAAACGGCTGGCACATTTCGGGCGTAACGTGGGAAATATCATTCTTTACCCGTTTTTTCTTCTTGCGTTCGTCACCGTCACCGCTGTCGGCAAAGGCGCGTTCACCGCTAGAAACATCATTAGAATTGACCGCACTTTTTGCCGTCACTTTAGCTACCGTTGCTGCACGTTGCTTTTTGTACTGAATATCTTTATCGATCAGGGCTTCTAGTTCTTTTATTTCCTGATCGCTTTTATTTTCCCGTTCTGTCAGCGTGATAATGCGTAGCGCGATCAATTCTTCAATCCCGCTTTCGCTGATTAAATTGCGCCAATTGTATTTTTCCGCCCAATAGTAAATCGGGCGTGTGCTATTTAAACCTAATTCTTCAGCGATCTCTTTCGGCGTGTATTTTTTTAAATATAAAAACTTTGCCGCATAAATCACTTCGTCATCGTAGCGTTTTGTTTTTCTTTTTCTTAGCTTAGATTCAGTCATCTTTTAGTCATCTTTTATCTTGCTGTTGTTGTGTTTGGCGTATTGTGGCAACAAAAACAGCAAAATTTTAATGGCAAAAATTGGATCTGTTCGGATATGCGCAGTTATTGATCTATATCCGAATATATCCGAATTTCGCCCCGTGATTTTGCAAAAAAGATCGGCAAAAATGGCGGCACTTACGCAAACAAAGCGAAACATAGGCATTTTTAAAATGAACAAATCTAAACTCAAAACTGATTTTATTTGTATCGCCACATCGGGCTACACCGTGGATGGTCGCCAAATCACCGCCCAAGAATTGCACGAAATGGCGGAAACCTACGACCCGGAACACTACACCGCGAATTTATGGCCAGAACATCGCCGTTGGTTCAATATGGGGCAAGTGATCGAACTGAAAACTGAAGAAAATGAAAAAGGCGAAACACAACTTTTTGCCATCATTGCGCCCAACCAAGAATTAATCGAATACAACAGAGCGGGTCAGTATTTATTCACCAGTATTGAAATCACTCCGAATTTTCGCAACAGCGGAAAAGCCTATTTATCGGGTTTAGGTGTCACCGATTCCCCGGCATCTGTCGGTACAACAGAATTGAAATTCTTTAGCGCAGAGCAAAAAGACATGATTTTTGGCGAGTTCGTCAAAGTGAATTTTTCTGCAAAAGAAAATGAAGAAGAAAAAATGACACGTAGTTTTTTCAACGCGATCAAACAATTCTTTTCATCTTCCGAACAACCGGAAGAACAACCAACTCCCAATAACAACAATAATAAAGAGGACGATGCAATGAACGATAAACAGTTCAAGCAATTAATTGATGCGATGAATGGTTTAGGCACCAAAATTGACAGCCATTTTTCAGCTAAAGTGGAAACTAAGCCAGAGCCACAACCAACAGAAAAGAAAGATGAACAACTGCAAGGCGTAACTGCGGAACAGTTTAATCAACTTTTAACAACGGTTCAGGCGTTGGATAAAAAATTCAACGAATTAAGCCAAGAGCAAACCATTGTGCCAAATGGCGTGCCAACCGTTGAAAACGAAAATGTATATAGCGTAAACGGCTACAACATCGACTTATCAAAAGGATTCTAAGCAATGAATAAACAAGCGTATTACGCCCTAGCGGCAGCATTAGCGAAACACTTTAATCAACCCATTGATTCAATTCTGCGTGGCGAAAGTTTTGCACTTAAAGCACCTGAAGCAGCACAGTTAGGCGAAAATATTCAACAGCGTTCCGATTTCTTGAAACAAATTAATATGATTCAAGTAGCACATACGAAGGGTCAAAAATTATTTGGTGCAACAGAAAAAGGTGTGACTGGTCGTAAACAAACTGGCCGTAATTTGGCTAATCTTGATCATACACAAAATGGCTTTGAATTAGCGGAAACGGACAGTGGCATTATTGTGCCATGGGCATTATTCGATTCATTCGCCATTTTCAAGGATCGTCTTGTTGAGCTTTATAGCGAATATTTCCAAAACCAAGTTGCCTTAGACATCTTGCAAATTGGCTGGAACGGTCAAAGCGTAGCAGATAATACAACTAAAGAAGATTTGTCTGATGTGAATAAAGGCTGGTTGAAACTTTTACAAGAACAACGTGCGGCCAACTTCATGACCGAATCTACAAAATCATCAGGAAAAATTACTATTTTTGGTGATAATGCGGATTATGCGAATCTTGATGATTTAGCCTTCGACTTAAAACAAGGCTTAGATTTCCGTCATCAAAACCGAAATGATTTAGTCTTCCTTGTTGGTGCTGATTTAGTTAGCAAAGAAACTAAACTCATCCAGAAAAAACACGGTTTAACTCCTACCGAAAAAGCCGCATTAGGTTCACATAACTTAATGGGTTCATTTGGCGGCATGAATGCCATTACTCCACCGAACTTCCCGGCACGCGCTGCAGCAGTGACAACACTTAAAAACTTAAGTGTGTACACCGAGGCTGAAAGTGTACGTCGTTCTTTACGTAACGATGAAGATAAAAAAGGTGTGGTGACATCTTATTATCGTCAAGAAGGCTATGTTGTGGAAGATTTAGGTTTAATGACCGCTATCGACCACACCAAAGTTAAATTAAATGGTGAAGCATAGGAACTAACCACAAATGGGAATGCGAGATTTTCAACGTCAAATGCAGGCACTAGCAGACATTAATCAAGTATCAGAGAGCAACACACAAAAAAGTGCGGTTGCTACTCACGGTAATGATTATGCTGTGCTTGAAATTGCCTTACAAAACGATGTTAATGCGGTGCGCGCATTCCCAACACGTGCCGAAAAATTAGATTACAAGCGCAACCGATTTTTGCCAAAGTGGTTGCCGTTTGTGAATGAATATTTAGATAAAGGGGCAATTTATCAGAATGATTACTTGGTTTATTGCATTGTGTATTTGTTTGACATTGCTGATTTTGACCGAGCCTTGTCATTGGCTGAAAAAGCAATTGAGCAAAATCAATCTATGCCGCAAGGGTGGCAAACCACATTGCCGAATTTCGTCGCCGATCAAATCTACAACTGGACAGATAAAACCGCCGCAGCTGGTCAATCCGTGGAGCCATATTTTTCACAAACTTTTAAAAACGTGGCGACCCAGTGGAAGTTGCACGAAATTGTCACAGCGAAGTGGCTAAAATTAGCGGCGGCACTGCTTTTACGCAGTCCTCAAGGCAAAGTACAAGCCAGTGGTATTGATGATGCCGAAACCCTTGTACTGGCTATTCAGTTATGTAACCGCGCTTTCCAACTCAATCAGAAAGCGGGTGTAAAAAATATGATTGAGCGTTGTGTCATGCGTTTAAACGCATTGGCTAAATCGAGCGATTACGACCAAAACAGTCTTCCCCAAGTGGCGGGCTTGAGTTTAGAAAAACAGCAAATTGATTTTGATCTTGTTATTGAAAAACTCATTGCCCGCCCACTCCCAAATAGCGAGGAAGGCAATGTTTAACGGCAGAACACAAGATTACGATGACACTACGATCACAAATAGCGGATTCTGGTGTGACATCACTATTGATGAATTTCAAAAACAACGGGCAATTCCATTACAGATCCCCGTTGAAATGGTGAAGGCGGCACTAATTGCTGCTATGCAAGGGATTAACATTGATTTAGCAGAAGTGGAAGAAAACTACCGCAAAAGCAAAATCAATTCTGTGCAAGAAATTTCAGCGCAACGTATTGACGGCGAAAATTACGCAGAAAGCCTTTACAAGAAGGCAGTATTCGCCAGAGCAAAAGCGGAGTTGTTACCAGAATTTAATACGCTTTCGGGGCGAGAAATTCACCAAAATCGCGAATATGTGGCCGAACAAAAAAGCCTATTAGCTGAGGCAACTCATGCTATTCGCACATTAAAAGGTAAAAAACGGGGTTCAGTGTGGCTACTGTAAAGAAAATGCTGTATCAGCAACTCACTGATTTTTTGCTCACAAAATTGCCGAAACGCTATCACGGGAATTTTTACAGCTGGATTGAAGAGGGCAAATTATTGAATGAAGGGCGACAAGTGACCGAAAACGGCATTGAAGTGTGCCACCTTTCCTATAACGGTGTATTTCACTTTGAGGCTTTGCCATTCAACGAAATTTCCCCCGCTTATCTAATGGCGCATATTCAAGTGTGGGTAAACGAAAATGACCACATGCGCGATGTATTGGATGAAAATGAAATCCCATTTGATTTAGACATTATCGACGATAACACGGCAGATTTAATCTTTACCATTGCTTTCCGTGAGCCACTCACGGCAATAGAAGATAGCGAAGGAGAATTAAAAATTGATGGTGTGAATTACCGATTGGACAGCATCGAAATATTCACAGCAGAAGAAATTGACGTTGTCGTAAGGGTTGAACATGAACATCCGAATGGGGATTGATAAAGAAGACTTAAAGAAGTTTCTGAAAGATCTCGAAATCATCAGTTTACCCGATAAGAAAAAACGTGAAATTTTAATCCGCTCTTTGCAAATGATTAAACGCCAAGCAGTGAAAAGCGCGGCAAACCAACGTAACCCGATGGGCGAAAGTTGGAAGAAACGAAAAAACGGTACAGCAAAAATGCTACGCCGAATTGCAAAGTTAGCCAACAGTAAAGCCGAAAAAGCGCAAGGCGCATTGTTTTATAAGCAAAAACGAACGGGCGAAATTGCGCAAGAACACCAAGAAGGAATTCCGCACTTATTTAAAAAAACGGAGTTCCCAGGCAAAAATAAAGGTGGCATTGGGTCAGACCCTTGCACCTTGCGCCAAGCAAAGAAATTAAAAGATTTAGGTTATACCGTGGCAAACGGTAAAACAAAAAACGGCAAAGCGAAACGCCGCAAGCCGACATTAAGCGAAATCCGCAGCACCTTATCACGTGCGAAAGCCAGTTTGATTATACGTAAACTGGAAGAAAAGAACGGTATGAATCCGAGTAGACATTTAACGCAATGGATAATTCCAACGGAAAAACGCCCATTCTTGGATACACGTGAAGAAGAAAACGCCAAGATTATTTTGGCGGAAATTCAAAAATATACTCAAAAACAACAATAAGAGGACAATAAAGAATGTTCCCATCTGTACAAATTAACGCTCTTAATCAGTTAAGTGGCGAAACTAAGGAAATCGAACGCCACGCCTTGTTTGTCGGCGTAGGCACCGTTAATCCAGGAAAGTTATTGGCATTAACGCCTGATTCCGATTTTGACAAAGTATTTGGCGAAACCGATACAGACTTAAAAAAACAAGTGCGTGCGGCAATGCTTAATGCGGGGCAAAACTGGTTTGCGCATGTTTATATTGCACAAGAAGACGGCTATGACTTTGTCGAATGTGTGAAAAAAGCCAATCAAACCGCCTCTTTTGAATATTGTGTCAATACCAGATATTTAGGCGTAGATAAAGCAAGTATTGGTAAATTGCAAGAATGCTACGCAGAACTACTTGCTAAATTTGGTCGTCGTACTTTCTTCATCCAGGCTGTACAAGGTATTAATCATGATCAATCTGATGGTGAAACATGGGATCAATATGTGCAGAAACTTACCACTTTGCAACAAACCATTGTCGCCGATCACGTTTGCCTTGTGCCTTTATTATTCGGCAATGAGGCGGGCGTATTGGCAGGACGTTTGGCAAATCGTGCCGTGACGGTGGCAGATAGCCCTGCACGGGTACAAACAGGTGCGTTAGTGAGTCTAGGCAGTGCCGAAAAACCGTTAGACAAAGATGGCAATGAGCTTACCCTTGCGCATTTAAAATCACTTGAAACTGCACGTTATTCTGTGCCGATGTGGTATCCCGATTATGATGGTTATTACTGGGCGGACGGTCGCACTTTAGACGTAGAAGGTGGCGATTATCAAGTGATTGAGAACGTTCGTGTGGTCGATAAAGTGGCACGTAAAGTGCGTTTATTAGCGATTGCGAAGATTGCAGATCGTTCATTTAACTCTACAACGTCAAGCACGGCATATCACCAGGGCTATTTTGCCAAACCAATGCGCGATATGAGTAAATCCGCAACAATCAACGGCAAAGATTTTCCAGGTGAATGTATGCCGCCAAAAGATGGTGCCATTACGATTGTATGGCACAGCAAAACCAAGGTAACGCTTTACATTAAAGTACGCCCTTACGATTGCCCGAAAGATATTACGGCAAATATTTTCTTGGATTTAGAAACATTGGGAGATTAATAAATGGAACGAATTAGCGGAATGAGTTTTGATTTCTACATGATGGGCTTTCCGATCCACGTGGAATCAGTGAATCTATCCATTAGTGATAATAGTGCTGTGGCTTTAACCCGTGGTATTCCTGATGGTTGGGTAAGCGGAGACGTAGCTGCAGAAGGTGAAATTGAACTCGATTCAAAAAACTTTCAAAAATTATCACAGGCTGCAGCAAGTGCAGGCAGTTATCGTAGCTTGCCAGAAGTAGATTTTACCTTCTTTGCGATGCGAGGCGGTGTGCGCGACAAAGTGGAAACCTACGGTAACAAAATTATTTTAACTGACGTGCTAAACATCGACCCCAAAGGCGGTGCGAAAAGCACAAAAAAATTGAAATATTTTGTCACAAGCCCAGATTTCGTGCGCATTAATGGTGTGCCTTATTTATCTGACGAAGATACACGTGATCTTATCGGTTAACCGAATTTAGGTGCTGGCCGTTCTGACGTACAACAATTATAAAAAAAGCAAGTGCGGTCAGTTTCCTAAATGCTTAAGGTGATTTTTATTATGAATAACAGAATGGATAGTACTCAGCCTTTTGTTGCATCTATTGTTGCTTTTGTATCAGGACTTACACTAAATGAGTGGGCAGCAATATTCGGTATTTTATTTGGTGCGGCATCAGTATGGATTGCCTACCGAAAATACAAAGAAGACGTGCAAGCACGTAAAGATGAATTAGCCTACAAAATGTTGGCGGCAAAAATTGAGGCGAAAAAATTAGGAATTAGTGATGAGTAAAAAATTTGGTGCAATGATTTTATGTTCTGCGGCGGCTGTTGCGACTGCTTTTTTTGCTCAACAAAAAGATTTGCCAGCAGAATTGCAAAACGAAGTCAGCCCACAAGCAGTTTATATGATTGTTAATTTAGAAGGCTGTGTGCGCAATCCATATAAATGCCCTGCCGATGTATGGACGAATGGCGTAGGCAATACCCACAACGTAGATAAAAGTAAAGTTTTGACCATTGACGAAGTGGCCGCCGATTTACGTCGCAACATTAAAGAGGCAGAAAATTGTATCAACGCCGATTTTAACGGCAGAGAAATGAATCAAGGGCAATATGATGCCATGGTGTCTTTAGCCTTTAATTTAGGCTGTGGCAATATCAAGCGCTATTACAGTAAAAAACACGGCATGACATTGCCTACAACGATTTATCGTGCGGCAAAAGCGCAAGACTGGACATTAATGTGCAATCACATTTCTGATTTCAATAAATCGGGCGGTCGAGTATTAAAAGGCTTACAAATGCGCCGCACAAAAGAAAAGGCAATTTGTCTGGGGGAATAATGAATTTTAAATTCTTGGTCATCGGTGCGTTTTTGATCGTTTTTGTGGGCTGTATTGGATCAACTCTGCACTACAAAAAACAAGCAGAATCGACCGCACTTTTGTTAAAACAAAGCGAACAAACCATTGAACAAAACAAAGCGATGTTGCAACGGTATGAAACGCAAAATGCGGAATTGACCGAGCAACTCAATCAAGCTAACAAAAAAGCCGAACAACGCCGGCAACAACTAAAGGACGTGCTAAACAATGCAGAAAATAAAATTTGGACTTATGGCCGCGTGCCTGATGATGTTGCTGGCGTGCTCAACCAAAGAGCCACAAGTAAATAATTTACAGCTAATTTGCCCACAAACAACCGAATGTAGACCGTTAAGCGTAAATATTAAAACTAATGGCGATTTAGCTGACGGGCTGAATCAGGCATTAGATCGTATTGAAACCTGTACCACGGCTTACACGGCGATGGACAAGTGTATTAAAGATTTTAATAACCAAAACAGAAACCAAAAGGGAAACTAAAAATGGAAAAAACAAACGCACAAACTTTGTTAGATAAACTTACTGGCAATCTTAAAGATTCGGTCAAAGTCGATGTTGAAGGGGTTGAGTTCACTTTTCTCCGAGACAACAGCGCATATGATCAAATGATGAATGACATTACGACTGACAATAAGGTGACCCCAATCAAAGATTATCTACTTGCGATTGTAGCGCGTGAGCAAAAAGAAGATTTATTAGCAATTATTAATGTACCGGGTCTTGCGGGGTTACTTGCAGGAAAAGTGAATGAGGTATTAGTACCGAAAATTAATATTACGGTAAAAAACTAGCCTCGCGTGTGGATAGCATAGAGCGCAATGGCTTATCGCAAGCTATTGCGCTACGAATGCACTATTTACCACACGCAGATAACAGCGACTATAATCTAGCGCGCGCAATGTGGTTACATAAACAGTATTTCGAACAACAGGCAAATGCCGTGGCAAGCGGTATAGCCAAGGTATTTTAGGATTAGACAATGGCAATTCAGGGGCTTGAGTACATCATCAGCTTAAATGATCAGCTTTCCGCACCACTTAAAGGCGTGATGAAAACCATTGATGATTTAGGCAAACGCGGTGAAGATGCCATACGCCGAATTGGTTTAGGCGCTGCAGGTGTCATTGCCACGGGTGCAGCGATGAAAAACGCCCTAGATCCCGCCATTGATTTTACGCGTGCGTTGAATGAAGTTAAAGCCACTGGGCGAGATCAAGCGGGTTTAGATAAAATCACTGATTTCGCCCTTGATTTTTCCGCAACCTATGGCGGTGCGGCGACTGATGTGGTGAGTTCTACGAATGAAATTGCGCGCGCCATTGACGGTTTAACCGATAGCGAACTCGTCGCCTTTTCTAAAAGCTCAAACATTCTTGCCAAAGCCACTGGTTCAGACGTAAAAGCCATGGGTTCTTATATTTCCCAGTTATACGGTATTTTGGGTGACGAGGCGGCAAAAATTGGTAAAGAAAAGTGGGTTGAGCAAATTTCAGCACAAGCCACCATTACCGCAAATAAATTCAAATCATCGGGCGAATCCTTAATGCAGGCTTACACTAATTTGGGCTCGTCTGCGAAAGACCACGGCATTAAAACTGCTGAGCAATTTGCCGTTATTGGTAACTTGCAAAATGTGTTTGAGGGAGGTTTAGCGGGGACAAAATACGCGGCCTTTTTAAGTGGCGCAGTAAAAGCACAATCAAAATTGGGCTTATCGTTCCTTGATTCACAAGGCAAAATGTTGCCGATGATTGATATTTTGGAAAAAATCAAAGGCAAATATGGCGAGTTGAATTCAGAAAATCTTTACGAACTACAAAAAGCCTTTGGTACTAAAGAGGCGGCACAAGTGATTAATAATCTTTTACCGAAGATTGATACACTTAAAGCGGATATTGCTGAAATCGACAAAATGAAAACCCTTGATGATGCAATGGCAATATCAAAAACAGTAACGGACTCATGGATGAGATTTACTGCCATTTTCCAAAATATCAAAATCGCCATTGGCACACAGATCCTTGCAAAACTTGAGCCTGTGATGAATCGCATTGCTGACATGGGGCAAGAGTTCACAAATTGGTTAAGGGCTTATAAGAATATTGCGCGTTGGATTGGCTATGCCGTGGGTGCATTGATTGGATTTACAGGACTAACGGCAGCACTTACTCTGATGAGTGGTATTGTTTCGGCAATCGGTGTGGCATTTTCTTTCTTAGCCAGCCCAGTTATGTTAGTCGTAGGTGCCGTGATTGGGTTAGGTATTGTAATTTATAAATTCCATTCTCAATTTATGGCATTTATAGCTGGCTTTATCGAAGGATTCAAAATGGCTGGGGTATCTTTCGCGCCGTTGTTTTCTGCCTTTGCGATTGTATGGAGTGCATTGCAACGCATCGGCTCAACCATCGGGCGAATTATTGGCTTATTCGGTAGTGCATCCGATTCGGCATATAGTTTCCAACAATTCGGCGTAGATATGGGCTATGCGTTAGGTGCCGTATTTAATATTGTGCTTAATGCAGTGGAATTAGTCGCACGTTCATTCGGGTTTATGGCAGATGTGTTTGCTATTTCTATTGGTGCCATAATTGAAGGGTGGAATGCGATAACCTCGCTTTGGGACAGTAACAAACCAATTGAAAGTTTTTCTAATATTGCTACTGCTTTAGGCAATATCTTTTCAAATGCGTTTAAAGGTATCGTCAATGCATTCACTTCGGTTATCAATTTTATCATTGAAAAAGCCAATTCATTGCCAGGCATTAATATCCCGCTGATCCCCAAATGGGAAGATGGCGCTTTACCAATGCAAAGTAGTGCGACAGCCGTGGGGGCATCTATCGGTACGCAAGCATTGCAAATGCAAAATCAGCTTGGCGCATTAAATACCACCTCGCCAAAATTTGAATTGAGCGAGCAAACACAACCGCAATTCACCAAAATGCCAAGCGGTTCGGTCAGCAAAGCCATTACACAAAACCAACAAACCACGAAAACGATTAATTACGGCGGTGTCACCATCAACAGCAACGATGGAAATAAAGTATGGCAAGAAATGCGCAATCGCGAACAGTTGGCCGCGGGGTGATGCATGGAAAAACTCTACATTGATTTATTGATTACAGGCGAAGACATTACGCTAGATAGCGGAAGTCAGCCTGTTATCTGCGACAACCGTATATCTATCGCACAAGATATTAAACATGCCATTCTTGAAAGTGGATTGGCGACACAACTTATCGCGGAACGTTCGCGCATTTTACGTCGCGACATTATTTTGCAAATGGTGTTGTTGGTTGAAGAAGATGTGCGATTAATCCCAGGTACAGTATTTATTACCGAAGAAAAATTAGGGCAATTATTTATCACTGCAGATACTTATGAATTTGGGCGACTTGATGAATTGGAGTTACGTTTAAATGAGTGAAAATTTTAAACAAATGTTAGCGGAAAACGGCTTACCCACAGAAGAAACACAAATCCGTCAAGAATTTGAACGCTTAACCGCAGAAGAAGGATTAATCACCAATACAAGCCGAATGAGTCCATTCTGGCGATTAATTACTGCCATTGCGGTTAAGCCTGTGAAGTGGCTGACTGACCATTTAATCGCGGAAATTCTGCCCAATTTATTTGTAAAAACTGCAAAAGATAGTTGGTTACAAATTCAAGCGTGGGCAGTGGGCTTAGATTTTAAAGCAGCAACAAAAGCAGAAGGTGTTGTGCATTTTACAAAAGAAAGCGATGTAACCGATCTCACCATTAAAGCGGGCACAGTGATTCAGACAGAACGTATTAATGATGTGATTTTCCGCCTTATAGTGACACAAGACACGGTGATCCCTAAAGGCACATTACGCGGTGCAGTGCCAGTGGTTGCCGAAAATGCAGGCTCAAACTACAACCTTGCGGCAGGGTATTACCGTATTCTGCCAGAATCTATTGCAGGAGTAAGTGCGGTAGAAAATTTAGAAAATTGGCTCACCTCACCAGGTGCAGATCGTGAAACGAATGACGAGTTGCGCGAACGTTATCGCACACAGTTTTCGAGCGTGGGACAACATCACATTGACAGTGTTTATAAAGGCATGATTGCGAAAGTTGCCGCCTTATCGGTGGACAGAATTTATTTTAAACACGATGCGCCACGTGGTCCAGGTACAGCAAACGCTTATTTGTTGTTAGACACAGGTGTAACCAGTCAGCCATTTATTGATAAAGTCAATCGACATGTGCGTGACGAGGGTTTTCATGGCCACGGTGATGATTTGATTTGCTACGCTATGCCCGAAACAAAACACAATTTAACGTGCGCCATTTACTTTCAGCCGTCCATTTTTGTCGGCGACGTGCGTAAACAAGAAATCGTACAACAAGTGGAAAATATGATCCGTTGTGCCTTTCGCGAAAATAATAATTATGACGTAACAAGGACGTACCCTTTTAGCCGTTTTAGCTGGTCGAAATTGGGCGAAGAAATCCATGACAATATCAGCGAAATTGCATCTATCGTATGGGGGCAAAGCGACATTCAAAGCGATTTATCTATTCCGCGTATTCAGCAGTTATCTGTCACTGTGCAAAAGTAAGGGGCGAAAATGAAAATAAAATTGCCCTTCTGGATGGATAAAGGAGAACTTAACAAAATCGCTGTGCTATTCGGTAAATGGTGGGATTACGTTTTAAGTGCGGTCAAATTTCCTTTCAATATTTTAGACGAAGAACACTGCAGTGAACGCATTTTAAATTTAATCGCCTATCAACGCGACGTAGAACGATTTGAGGGTGAGCCGTTAGAGCTATTCCGTAAGCGCGTGAAATATGCTTTTTTAAATGCAAAAGATGCGGGCAGTAAAGCAGGCTTTATCCGTATTTTCGAACGTCTAGGCATAGGCTATGTAGAGATTGAAGAACGGTTCGACGTGGAAAACTGGGATGTAATCAAAATTCGCTTGAGCGATTCTCAGTTAGCCAAGAAAACGGAATTATTGAATTTAATCATCCGAAAATATGGCCGCACTTGTCGGCGTTATACCTTTGAAGTGATTACAAAAGAAAGTGTGACGATTCACCATGGCGAATTTAATCACGATTATCAAAGTTTTTATGTGAAAGTAAACTGATAATAACAACAATAATAAGAGGTTTATTTATGGCTAGTTTAATTACGCCACAATTTGAACGCTACGTCGCAGAACAAACCGTTGCACGTGGCACGGTGCAGTTTGATGAATTTATATTTGCCAATATTCCGGGTTTAAATGAAAACAATCTTGCGCAATATCTCACTATGCCGACATCGGCACAAATTGTACACCGACAATCCGTATCACAAAGTGGTGTAATAAATGAAAATGCCGTGGTGTATTCGGTGACAATAGGCACGGAAGTGGGCGATTTTGATTTCAATTTCATCGGCTTGATCAATAAATCAAAAAATATGCTTGCTGTTGCTGTGCAAACTGCGCCAGTAAAGAAAATTCGTAATAAAAATGCTGTACAAGGTAACAGTATTACAAGAAATATCCTTTTAGAATTTACAGGTGCAAAAGCATTAACTGGGATTAATGTTAATGCTAATACATGGCAAATTGATTTTACGGTGCGTTTACACGGGCTTGATGAGAAAATCCGTTTAACCAATCGTGATTTATATGGTAGAGCGGTATTCTTCGATGATGGTTTCCTGGTTAAGCGTAAAACAGGCAATCAATTTACGATTCAACCAGGTGTAGCTTATGTTGAAGGGGTGCGTATGGATTTAACCGCACTTTATGACCTCACCGCAAACAATTTACCGTGTTCAGTTTATGCCGATGTCGTGCATCATTGTACTGTAACAGGCGAATATCAAACCGAAATTAAGTATCTCACGCAATCAAAGGCGGATTATGTAGATACCGCAAACCGCCAGCATTATGTGCAAATTCTTGCGGACATCGACAGCCAAGGCAACGTAACAGACCGTCGCTTGCTTTCACCTTTTTTAGTAATAAATCCTCTAACACTGGACGACACAACCGAAAACACCAAAGACAAACGCGGACATACACACAAGTTACCTATTGCAAGTCTTGTTAAGCGTGGCATTGTGAAATTGTTCTCAGGATATGATTCAGATGCCGAAGATATGGCTGCAACGCCGAAAGCAATTAAAGGCTTAAAAGCATTAATTGATGCAATTACGCGTAATTTGGGTAATTACATTCCAAATAGTAAAAAATCCTCTGCAGTAAATAGCAATAGCGCAGAAACTGTCGCAACCAGTGTAGCGGTTAAGACGGCTTACGATAAAGGTGTGGAAGCTAAAACCGCTGCAGATAATGCAAACAAGAATGCAGAAGGTAGAGTACCTAAAACAGGTGATACTACTATAAATGGTACATTGAGGGCTAAAAATACATCTGGGGGATGGAGCGCTTATCAATTTGAGACGTCTCAGGGTTATTGGCAGTTAGAGGCGCACCCGAATTCACACGATGCGAATAATCGTCGTTTTAATATGATGTACGTCCCTAATATAGGCAATCGCGTCTATCTATCATTCCCTGCGTTAGGAGATAACGGCGAAGTTGTTGCCTATCAAAGCTGGGCGGTTAATAAAGCTGGTGATTCTATGACTGGAATTTTGTATTCAGTTGGCATCTCATCTAAGCATTATGGGTATGGTAACTATGCTAATCAATATACTAGCGGCGCCCCGTTTTTAGTTAACGCCGAGGGATCGCAAGACCGTGATACATATCATCCCTTTGTTAAAGGTCTGGTACGTTCGAAAAATCATTATGGCGCTGGATTTTCGTTTGGTTACACGACCAAACAAGGCGCTGGCGATGGGTTCGGCAGAGGGGTAATTAACCTTATCGAAGATAATGGGACAAATAAAAACTGGATCTTCGAGCACAATGGCGACTTTGTGTCTTCGGGCGATGTCAGAACATCATTGGGGAAATCGCTTAATAACTTAAAAATGATAGAACAAGTTATTTGGCAAGGCTCAAGCAATAACGCGATTACTGTCAACTTACCTTTTGATACTGGTATTTTATTTGTATGTGTAACAAAATCATGGGGGGCTGGAACAATTTTTGACATGTGGTTATCCGCACCAATTGCAAATTGTCACAACACATCTATTGGCGATCAAGATGCAGGGGGATCGGGAGGTGACTATAATTTTTCAATGGAGCTTAAATTAACAAAAAACGGTAGATCGTTAACGCTTACACCTGAAAATGCACGTAAACCAATTATTAAAAAAGTGGTAGTTGTAGGGATTTAAAATGAAAGTCTATTTTTTAAAAGAAAACATTAATGAATACATTATTTTTCCTACCCCGGAAAGCCTAGAACAATATTTTGAACTGGATATTGAATCTGAACAGGAGTTAGAAAATAAGACTCCAGTATTGATAAAAAACAAAATTGCGTTAGTGGAAAAACAACCTACTAAAGATCACGAGTGGGACGGTAAAAGTTGGGTTATCCCTAAAGAAAAGCAAACAGAACTTTTAATTAAGCGGAAAAACAATTTAATGCAACTTATCGCTAATAAAACCGATAATTTTAAATCTCAATATCTTGCAGGCTATTCGCAAGCCGAAATCGACAGTTTTTACCGACAAGAACGTGAGGCGCGAAACGAATTGCCGTTGATGTTACTTACTGAAATTTTTGAAGGGCGCGATGACTTAAAATCAGTCGATGAGCTGAAAAAGAAAGTAATTGAAAAAGCGGATTTGTTTGCAATCATAATGGGAAAATTGTTTGCCATTAAGCAAGGGTTTGAAACCCACATTGAAAAGGCTCAAACAATGGAAGATCTAGATAAAATCGAAGAGGATATTAACAAATGGCAAAAAATTTAAAAACATGGGGATATCACGTTTTAATAGCTGCAGATCAGTTTTTTAATGCTCTTACTGGCGGTGCGGCAGATGAAACTTTGTCAAGTCGTACTTATCGCCGTGCAATATTAACGCAAAGTAAACCTAAAAAGCGTTGGCGCGTGCTTTATCGTGTCATCAATGGGTTATTCCGTGATCCGAATCATTGCGAAACAGCATACCATAGCGAATTAAACCGCAAGCAATATCCGGACGACTTTAAAATAAATTAACAGGTGTTTTTAACATGTGGCAAAAACAAAAACTAAAATTATCCCCACAGGCAAAAACAACACTACAAAACGCACAAAAGGGGATTATTTCCCCTTTTTCGTTATCTGTAAGTGGCACAAAATTGGGCGTGCATAATTGGTCACACGGCATCAAAGAAAAATCAAATCACTATTTGTCACCCGAAAATGCTGTGAAAGCACTAGCGGCAAAGTTGGTTGATTATGCCGATCCGAATCGACCTAAAGGCACGCAAGATGTAATCGCCATTATGGTGACAAATAGCAACATTGATCAGTTTATTGCTGACTTAGAAAACGTGCGCGAATTGTTACCAGAGCCGACATTTAAACAGGCGTTGGATTATGCGAAATCCAGTAAAAACTTACAGGAAACAAAAATGATTAAAACGCCGACCATGGCGAATCCATCATTTTCTAATAGCTCAGACATTACACCGGGTTCAGCTCGCACGATGCAAAGCATTTTGCGCAATGCGACATCAGCAGCCGTTGCCACACAAACTAAAGACCCGATGGCAATGATTGAGGCGTTAAAGGCAGCCAAAAAAGAACGCGACAAAGCAAACAATGAAAAGGTCGAAAAAATGCTGAATACATCGGCGAATGTATATGCGTTTTCTGTTTCGGATTACCTTGAGGTGGCGGAAACAAAAATAAAATTGAATGTGCCGACAGCGGGTAATGTGTTTACTGCTTGTGTGATGTTTATTGGCACAGATTTAACAAATATTAGAGGGATGTTGCAAAATGCCGAAACGTAATCCAAGTGTACAACTTGCATTAAATGGCACGCCAATTTATTTGCACAATATCATGATGAGCGTGTCAGTTAAACGCGAAGAAAAGGATATGAGCGGTCAGAAGTCTAGTACTAAAAAGTCCGATAAAGGCGTAAAGGCCAAAGAATTAAACGTTACCGGATTTATTCCATATGCTCGTAAAGAGTGGTTAACAGATTTATTTAATCTTGCCGAGTCTGAAGACGGGAAAGGTGAACAGTCTAAATATCGAGTATCTTGCACGATTGCTGAGGCAGTCAACATGCGCGAGGTGCAATTTAGTGGTGAAGTGACGGCAGCAGAACAGAGCGGGCAGTTAGGGTGGGCTATATCGTTTACTTTACGTGAAGTGAATTCTGTAGCCGAGAAAAAAGACCAACGTAAGCAAAAACCAAAAGCTAAGGCGCAAGGGGAAAAAGCACAAGCGGCGAAAAGCTCAAATGCTCAAGGCGGAAATCAAAGTGCGGTTGAAAAAGGCGGTAAATCTGAACAATCTCAAACTAAGCAAGACGATTCATTTTGGGGCAAGATTGACAGAGAATTAGGGGAAATTGACGGATGAAAATAATCAAAACGTGCATTATTGACGGTGAAGAATTAGAGCTTTCAGACGAACAAATTATTCTTGAGCTGAATAATACTGGGCGCGGATTTGTGACCGTGCGCACAGAAAAAGACTGTATTGGCAAAAGTGCGGTATTTGAAATGGGCGAATATGATCACTATTACAAATGGTTCGATGGCATTGTGGAACGTGAACAAGGCGCAGAAAACGGCTATAAAAAATTATTTATTCGCGAAAAAGTGTCCGTGTTTGAAAAGCCTTTAAACTGTTCTCACAGACACATAACCTTGCGTGATTTGTGCGTGTGGATTACCAGCCAAACTAAAATACCGGTGAAAGTGCCACAAGCGGATTATGCCGATACACCAATTTCACTATTCACACATAACGGCAGCGGTTATCAGCTTTTAGCCAATATTGGGCGACAATATCAAATCGCCGATTATATGTGGCAACAATCGCCAGATGGTTCGTTGTTTGTAGGTTCGCACAAAGATTCACGCTGGGCGGGTAAAAACATTGAGTTTGACGAAGGCATGACATTAACCAGTGGCAGTAATGATATGACGATTCCTATTACTGCAGCTATTCGTCCAGGTGCGATTATTAATGGCAATAAAATTCAGAAAGTGGAATTGCATGGCGATGATTATGTGCTGTCGTGGGAAAATCTAGGTAAAGACGGTAAGCCAGAACAAAAAAGCCCGGAACGCCGACAAATGGAAAAAACATTCCCCGAACTAGCGGGCGGGTATCACTTGCCGAAATATGCGAAAGTTGTCGGCATTGCAGACCCTTCAAGCGGCGGGGATATATCTGATCCATTTCGTCCGAAGTATGCCGTTGAGTTACAACTACTGGACGAAAACGGAAACGAGGATAAAACTGTGCCAGTTTATCCAGCCGTGCCTTTGCCTGTAACAAGTACAGGTTCACAAGGCGGAGATTTTGCTTTTCCTGAAGTAGGAACGATGGTAGAAGTGGGCTTTGCTTATGGGCGAAGCGATCAACCTTTTGTGCGCACGATGTTAGCACAAGGAAAAACAGTACCAAGTGTTGCACCTGGAGAACAACTAAAACAGCAACGCCCCGAAGTATATGAACGCACCGATGCAGCAGGCAATAAGATTCGCGAAACGGATCAGAAGATTACAGATAAATCATTTGAACGCTACATCGAAACCGACAGCGAAGTAAAACAAATCGGCACGTCAAATGTGACGATTGATTCTGATAAAACAGAAACTATTGGCGGAAATAAAACTGTTAGCGTGTTGGGAAGTATCAATGACACGACAGCAAGTAATCGAACTGTAGGGACAGGTGGTACTCTACAAGAAAAAATAGTAGGATTGTCTCAACGTGTTTCAGACGAGAAAAATAAAATCGTCGCGCCATTAAGTTATATGGGGTCAGAAGGTCAGAATATTTTTAGACTACTGGAAGACACCATTCAACTATTAGGCGAAGTTGCAAGCACCTTGGCAACGCATACGCACAGAGGTTCACCACCGCCAGATCAAGCAAGCACATTCACCCAGCAGGCAAGCCAAGCAAAAACAATCAAAGGCAAACTTACGCCGATTATTGAATAACATATTTACATTTAAACAAAGCGGTCTATTGACCGCTATTTTTTTTGAAAAATTTATAAAAAATGCTTGCATTTAAATTTAAATCGTCCTATTATTAGGACATAGAAAGGAAGCCCACAGGGGGCGCCTGAAATAAACCTAAAGGAGGCAATTATGACAACTCAAACTATCCAAATCACAAAACCTCAATTAATCGGTTCAGAAAAACAAATCAAATGGGCTAATGATATTATTGATAATATCATTAAAATCCTTGGTGAAATTGAAATCCCTCAAGGCGCAACCGTAGAACAAATTGTGCACGTACAAAAAATTATTGATACATTCTTTGGACGTCAAGAATCTTGGGTTTGGATTGATAAATATAGTCGCTTTACAAGTACAACTCCAAAACAAACAATCTTTGCAGTAGTGATGGTTGATGGCGGAAAAAAATAATAACAAGCCTCGAAAGAGGCTTTATTTTAAGGAGAATCAAAAATGAATTATAAAGAAATCATGTATTCAATAGGACAATTAGTTCGCTGCGTTTATGGCGTTGATGTGCCGGTAAATATTCAAAACACAATCATCCGATTCCCAACAAAAGGAATCGGGCTGATGAATCAACGTGGAGATATAATTAAATCAAGCTCGCAAGATGAAATCATGCGCTTAATGGATAAGATACCTAGTGACTTAACCGATCCGAAAGATAAAATGGATTTTGATGCGCAAGGCGCATTTTGGTTGGGTTATTATCACTATGCAAAATTAACGGATGACATTAAAAACTATGGCGCAGACGAACTAGCCGAGTGCGGGAAGGCACTATACGGCGATCAATGGCAAACAAATCTTGCAAAAGAACTAGGCTTATCAGACGCGCGAAGAATAAGATTTTGGCTAACAAATGAAAGAAAAATACCAACAGGGGTTTGGGCTGATATTTTTGCACTTCTGAATAAAAAGAAAATGAAGATTGAAACTATCATCAATAAAGTTTCAGTATGATTTCAAAGGCGGGATTCTCCCGCTTTTTTTATCTCAACGAAATCAATTTGAGTCAACATTCATCACGTAAAATCTAAGTTATTGTTTAGTAAATAAATCTACTCAATAAACAATATCAAAAGAATCCCACGGAATTTTTTCACGTAAAAATACAAGGCACGGAAAATCCACTTCCTCCCCCGCCGAATTTGCGTTAAAAATTTACATTTTTTCAGTTAATTTTCATCTTGTAAAATTGGGTAAGTAGTTGAAGTAAAAGAGATCGTTTTACTGAAAGAATAGAGATCTTAACTGTAAAATTTACGGGGTTTTACAGTGTTTTTCACTTAAAAGAGATCCGTGTAAGTTTGTAGGCGATTACAGCATATTGATTTATAAGGTGTTTTTATCTTTTACGTGATAGTTGATAAGAAATTTTAATTTCATTTTTTATGATTGGCGGCATCGCCACTAAGATAAATAATTTATGAATGAAAGTGTAAAAAATGGAAATTTAATCGCCATTTTATCGCCACTTAAGAAATAATTGGTGGGTCGTGAAGGATTCGAACCTTCGACCAACGGATTAAAAGTCCGCTGCTCTACCGACTGAGCTAACGACCCAAAAGGCTGATTCTAAAAGTAATTTTAAAATCTTTGGATTAATATAGAAATGGTGCCCGAAGCCAGACTTGAACTGGCACGCCTCGAAAGGCGAGGGATTT